TTTGATAAACTAGCAGCACATGATTCCTTTGGCTATGTAGGGCAACTCGCTGGCTATGCCAAGGCATCAGGCAAACGTGCTGGTGGTTGGTGGGTAGTCAACAAAGCGAATGGTCAATTCAAGTATGTGCCAGCCACAGGTCTTGACATTGATAAGGAGATGAACCATATCAAGCAAACTGCACAGACGATTAAGGACAATAAGTTTGAGCGTTGCTTTGAGCCTACACCTGAAACATTCAGGGGCAAGCCTACAGGCAACACAGTTTTGAACGAGAACTGTATCTTCTGCGCTTATCGTTTTGCTTGCTGGCCTACACTGACAGAACGTCCTGCTGTAAAGTCACAAGCAAAGGAACCAAAGATGGTTCCGTATATCACATTGAGAGAGGAGTATAAATAACATGAGTGAAGAACTAGATACATTGCTTGAGGAAATTAAATCCACAGAAGCACATCTTGCTGAACTTCGTAAGGAGTATCGTGAGAAGCGCACTATGGGTTTGCGTGACGCTATCGCTGCACGGAACGAAGCGGATGCTGCCATCCGTGAAGAACTCAAAGCACTAGGCTATCGTTACACAGGCTTCCACACAGGTATCAACTGGCGTAACATTGCCTAACGCAAAACAATTTAGAGCAGCACGAAAGTATGGCTACCGTAGTGGTCTGGAACTCAAGGTATCTGACTATCTCAAGGAACTAAAGATTGACTTCTTGTATGAAGAGGTTAAGATTGAGTGGGAAGACCTTGCATACAGAACCTACACGCCAGACTTCGTGCTGTCTAATGGAATCATAATAGAAACCAAAGGTATGTTCACGGCAGCAGATAGGCGTAAGCATCTTGCCATTAAGAAGCAACACCCGAATCTGGACATACGGTTTGTATTCGAGAATAGCAGACGCAAGTTGCGTAAAGGAGCAAAGTCAACGTATGGTGAATGGTGCATACGATATGGCTTTAGGTATTATGACCGCATCATTCCTGAAGACTGGCTCAAAGAGAAGGGCAAGAATAAACATCCCAAGTTTATTAAGTTCAGTGGTGACAAAGTGAAAAGGAGATGACAAATGGATACAGAGTTCTTTGAGTTTGATGATGATGATTATGTGGTTCGTGTAAGACCTACCGTAGTAAACAACGAGTGGACAGGCGAGATTGACATCGCCATTGTAACAAGCGCAGACAACAGTCTTAATGACGAGAGTTATAGTCAGATGATGCACTTCACAAAGATGATGTGTGCCACTGTACCTCTCATGGAAGCGAATGAAGATATGCGTAATTATGTTCACACATATGTCATGGAAGAGATTGACAACATTATGGAACCTGTGGTAGAAGAACAGGAAGTAACTGTTACACAGGAAGGTGGTAACGTGATTAGGTTAAACTTTGGAACACGAACAAAGGGGAGTGCTTGATGACAGACTACAACAAGATTATGAAAGAGATTGAAATGAAGCAGCAATGGAAAGATGTAGTATGGGATAAAGAACAGCAAGCCTCTGTTCAATCCGATATGGTAAACTCTCCACCACATTACAATCAACAGGGCATTGAATGTATTGATGCTATACATGCTGCCTGTGGAGATGGGTTTGAATACTATCTCCAAGGCAACATTATGAAATACCTATGGCGGTATCGTTACAAGAATGGTAGCGAAGACCTGAAGAAAGCCAGATGGTATCTGGATAAACTCATTGAGGTACACGATGAAAGTTAAAGTCTACATTACTATCGACATTGACCCTGAAGAATATCCAGTGCCAGCAGATGAGGATGTAGCCATTGAGATTGAGGATGGCATACGCGAGTACTTCTACGAGATAGACGGTGCTAATATTAAACATATACGAACATTACAGGAGTGACACCATGAATAACTATTTACCTACAGACTACCAGAACTTCATTGCGTTGTCTCGCTATGCACGTTGGAAAGAAGATGAACAACGGCGAGAGACTTGGCAAGAGACAGTATCACGATACTTTGACTACATGGCAAAGCATCTACGTGTAAGGCATGGGTTTACACTATCAGATGAACTGCGCGGCGAACTGGAAGAAGCAGTGCTTACACAGCAAGTCATGCCCAGCATGAGGGCATTGATGACTGCTGGCCCTGCTCTTGACCGCTGTCATGTCGGCGGCTACAACTGTTCCTATGTTCCAGTTGATAGTCCACGTGCTTTCGATGAGACTATGTACATTCTTATGTGTGGTACAGGGGTAGGCTTTAGTGTCGAGCGTCATCATGTAGAGAAACTACCAATCGTGAACGAAGACTTCCATGAGACAGACACAGTAATCAAGGTAGGTGACAGTCGTCCGGGCTGGGCAAAGTCACTGAAGGAACTGATTGCTATGCTGTACACTGGACAAGTTCCCAAGTTTGATGTGTCAGAGGTACGCCCTGCAGGTGCGAGGCTCAAGACATTTGGCGGCAGGGCATCTGGTCCACAGCCTCTTGTTGAACTGTTTAACTTCTGCATTGAGAAGTTCAAAGGTGCTGCAGGTCGTAGGCTGTATCCAATCGAATGTCATGACATCATGTGCAAGATTGGTGAGGTTGTTGTAGTCGGTGGTGTCAGACGAAGCGCACTCATCAGCCTGTCTAACTTAAACGATGACCAGATGCGTCACGCAAAGGCAGGTATGTGGTGGGAAAACGAAGGGCAACGTGCGCTTGCAAACAACAGCGTTGCCTACAAAGAGAAGCCACAGATGGGAACATTCATGCGTGAATGGTTGTCACTGTATGAAAGCAAGTCAGGTGAGCGTGGCATCTTCAACCGACAGTCGGCACAGAAGCAAGCAGCCAAGAATGGTAGGCGAGATACTGACCACGACTTCGGCTGTAATCCTTGCAGTGAGATTATCTTACGTCCATACCAGTTCTGTAACTTGTCAGAGGTAGTTGTCCGTGCATCAGATACAGTGGAGACACTGAAAGAAAAGGTTCGTCTCGCTACTATCCTTGGCACACTGCAATCTACACTGACAGACTTCAAGTATCTGCGTAAGGTGTGGAAAAACAATACAGAGGAAGAACGTCTGCTTGGTGTGTCACTGACTGGCATCATGGACAATGAGATTACGGCAGGTCGCAGTGCTAAACTTGGCATGAACATTGGGCAAGTGCTTGAGACACTTCGTGACACAGCAGTTGATACAAACAAAGCGTATGCCAAGATGATTGGTATTCCGCAGTCTGCTGCAGTTACCTGCGTCAAGCCAAGCGGTACTGTTTCACAGTTGACTGATGCGGCATCAGGTATCCATGCACGGCATAACCCTTACTACATTCGTACTGTTCGTGGAGATAACAAAGACCCACTGACACAGTTCCTTATGTCACAGGGTATTCCTGCAGAGCCTGATGTAATGAAGCCTGATAGCACAACAGTGTTTAGTTTCCCAATGAAGTCACCTGCTCGTGCAGTTACACGGACAGATATGACTGCCATTGAGCAACTTGAGTTGTGGCTTATGTATCAGCGTTACTGGTGCGAACACAAGCCTAGTGTCACTATCTCTGTGAAGGAACACGAATGGATGGACGTAGGTTCATGGGTGTATAAACACTTTGATGAAGTATCGGGCATTAGTTTCCTGCCTTTCAGTGAGCATACATATCAGCAAGCACCTTATCAGGACATTGACGCAGAACAATACAAAGAGTTCTTGACAAAGATGCCAAAGAAGGTAGACTGGTCACAACTGCAGGAGTTTGAGAAGGAAGATACTACATCAGGTGGACGTGAATTAGCATGTACTGCTGGCGTTTGTGAAGTAGTTGACTTAACGGCGGCTTAAACAGAAAGGAGTATGACAATGTTAAATGGTAAATGGACAAAGGAAAACTTTGAAGTTCATCACAGGCAGAATCCAGAAATATATGATATGTTCTGTAAGTTTGCCAAGCAGATGGCAGCAGTGAAAAAATACTACTCTGCCAAGGCTATCTTTCATAGAATGAGATGGGAAACCGCTATTAACGAAAACGATTCTGAATTTAAAATAAGTGATGGTTGGATTTCACATTACGCAAGAAAGTTTTTGGAGGAGCATCCTGAACATAGTAATTTTTTCAGAACCAGAACACCGAAAGAAAGTTACCTATCTTGATAGGGTGTTTCCCATGACGGTGGGAATAGCATAGTGACTGAACAACCTCTTGTGACGGGGGTAAGGTATGCACGGGGAGTGGTACTCCTGCTCAACCAGCAAACGTGTAGTTCGGGCGAAGTCATAGATAGTTACTAGCCTGATGTGGGTATTAGTCAAATCCCGCCTATGCACTTTACGAAAGGAGATTTGACATGACAATAGACTTAGATAAAATGTTGGCAACGATTGGTTGGCTTCATGTGATTGTTGCAGTGTGGGTACTAGTGTTGTAAAAAGGAGTTGACAATGGTAGGAAAGATTGTTATAGAAGAACTAATAGAACACGAAGATGGTTCAGCTACTATAACATTTGAGTGTGATGAAGATGCAAGACAAGCACTGATTAGTGAAGGCATAT